TATATTCGAAGGTGAAGGTATTGCTGTAGTTTTCCACTTCACCATGATCCACCGCATTATCCATATCCCAGTAATCCTCCATGATGCGTTCCGTCATCATTCGCTGAACCACAATGTTGTCTTCACGCTTTCCGGTACAGATCAGCGAATCAATACCACCCAGCGAATTCTCATAATACAGCACCCGCCTGTTGAAATATGTATTGCTGTCGAGCATATACGTTACCGTTTCACTGATGATCACTCCCGCCTGATCTTCGATATACACTTCATATTTAGATACCGTTTTGCCCGCAGTTTTCAGCGTATCAATAGCCATTTCCGTATATCCTACCGGGAAAACATATATTTCTTTGTCGTTTACCCCTGTTTCCGTGTGGCCTGTAGCCGTGCTGTTTGTGCCATCAGTATAGTACATTTTTACCTTCATGGTCAGCGTGGTGGATGTGGCACTGTAATTCAAAAAACTAAGGAACTCCTGTTGTGAAGTGATCACCTTCCGGATCCCTGTTTTCCATGTCAGGAATTTCTTTTCTGCCGGAAGCCATGTTTCATAAAAATAATTATCGGGCCAGTCCATAAACTTCATGCCCCCGCGCATCACTACATATTCATCGCTTGTAGTGACACGTTTATGTGTTGCCGGACTGCCGTAATATTCCGCATAGCGTATTTTGAATTTTTTAAAATGCCCTGCGGCAATTTCTGAAGCACTAAGCCCGTAAATTGGGAAATAACCGGCTATATGAGCCATTAGAATCTCATTAATATGAAAAACCACATTACCCGAAGCATCAGGCACCAGTCCCAGGCTTGCTTTTATAGCATAATCTGTATTGGTCGAAGCGTATGTATCCTGCACATACACATCGGCAATAATCTGAAAATTATCCTGCAATTCCTCATCCACTCCGGCAGTATTGGTACTCACCACCATTGAAGCAACATTATTTGCCACTGTAAGCGAATAATCAACACCTTCAGCAATAGCCAGAATAGTAATAGTTTCTGCTCCTGGACCTGTTTTATAGACAGAAAAGTCGCGGCTGAGCATGTAATTATAATTAAGGTAAGTCACCACACTGTCGAGCCAGTCGGTAACAGTACCGCTCACATAGCTGGGCAACTGATTGCCGCTGTTGTTTGGGCTTGCTTTAAAAGTGAAGGTAATTTGACTGCCTGCTGCACTCCATTCCAGCGAAAAATTTTCATCAGCTGCAGCACCGCCTCCGCTAAAGTCAAGCACTACAACGGCCTGAGTGCCGTCTGTTTTTACTGAATTATCGCTATGGATCTTCACCCCAACCGGATTCCTTGCCAGCGACACCTCCGGAATTGTATTAACAATGCTCAATGCCATTTCTTTCCAATATTTGATACAAAATTGAAAAGAAAGAAGAGTTCAGGAAAGGACAGGCAAAGTATTGCGAATTGTCAATTATCAACAATCAATTATCAATTGTTAATTATAATTATTCTCATCATAACTGATCCTCGAAGTCACCGGTACCAATATTGGCAATTCTAAGGCATAACCATGCCAGCCTGGCTCCACATTGCTTTGTTGATAAATCCGGCAATTCCGATGCTCATAGCCCGGAAGCTCATATTCTTCCTTGTATTTTTGCAGCCTGCCTAAAATATGATAAACAATATCTTTACACTGATTAAGAACAGTTTGTTTGGCCACATCATCATTACGTTCCTCTTTGGCTACAATCCAGAGCATACATTGAACACGCTCCTGTATATGCGATTTACCATCAAGTATATTACTGCTCAGGCACATGCTGATCATTGCCGGGCTGTGAATCTTGTGCAGAAAAGCATCTTTAAGCTCATAAATATCAGCAGCATAGTAATGAGGTTCTTCATTCGTATGATTCAGCAGTTTTATGCTTGATGCCATGTTTTCCCAGAATTCGATAAAAGTTTCCGGATCATTCAATTGTATGTATGCCATTTTTGTTTATTTGTAAGTTAATTTTTCTTTTTCTGCTCTTTTTCCTTCTCTTTCGCCCTTTTAATCTGCAAATTAAGAGACGACAATACTTCCATGGCGGGCAAATTATCCTTTTTCTCAAAATCTTCCGCTTTAAACTCCAGCCACTCATTCATAAATTCATACCACAAATGCAGTTTTTTGCTTTGTTTCTTTTTTGATTTGCCGAAAACATAAGGGAAAGTAGCCGCCAGATAATTAATCATCAGTATCCAGTTCCAGTATATCGCAAGACGCACTATAACGGGCAATTTATTAACATAATCTTTGTGCTTCTCGAAATTTTTAGCAGGATAAAGCAAAGCAATGGCGCTGTTCAGATACCTGATCTCTTTCATTTTCTCATACATCTCAAAGTAATCCGATACATTCCTGAAAACACCCCATTTAATATTATGTAGCTGCATTTTAGGACCGTAATACCTCCTTAAAAACGAACCAACATAAGGAATAATAACTCTTTCGGTTTTATTTTCTCCGCTGAATATCCACTCCGTCAGATTTGTTGTCTCCACAAGCTCATAATCTTTGAAAAAAACCGCTCGCCAGTTTAAAAAAATCATCAGCGCATGCATTTTTTTCCGCGCATCACTTTGCAAACTAAAGATAACTCCTGTTAAATCAATGAATTTTTTGGCAGATATATGCTCAAAATCTACAGGGATACGCGCAATACATTTTTGTAAAAAGTGAAAATTCATAATCCGGTTTAAGTAAATGAAAAATATTTCAAATCTTCATCATTATCGAACACACTATCCTCAACAGTTTCATCAACATTATACTCTTCACTGTTTTCATACAGCGGAAAATCATCAGCATGTTCTATCAGGTAATCTTTTGCTCTTTTCAGGTACATATTACCGATTTCAACCAACTGATTCACCACAGAAGCAAGCACTTCATTACGTGCCGGGCTGCTGGCATTGATTACATCCCTGTTTCTGTCGGATGCAAATATTTCACTGATGCCCGTATTACTGATATCAATGCGGTGCGTATGAACAGCCTGTGCCAGGGCAAGATTAGCAATACCTGGCCTGAGCATATCAAGCAATATTTTATGATTGGCAATGTTTTCATCCTCTCCGGATCCCGATCCGCTGGCGCTTCCGCTTCCACTGTCTTCCCAGTCATAGGGCTCCACATCATCAAAAAGATTATCCTGCACCTGTTCCTTGATTTTGTCATACAATTCAGGAAATATTAGATTCCTGACTGTGTTTTCTTCCACAATACGGATGCTCGATTTCATTTTATTGAACGTCTTTACCGAAATACTGGTATTGGTATGCTCATTCAATTGATTGCTGAACGAAACGAGTGTAATAATATGTTTGGATGGATCCCAATTATAAACAGCAGCATTGGCATATAAGAATTTAAGGAGCTTTTCGAGGCTGCTGTAAGCAATTTCTTCAAGCGCATTCTTTAAATTCTGAACCCTTTGTGCTGAGGCAGGGGCAAAGCTTTCACCTGTTCTCACTGTAATTCCCCCGTCACTTACATTCACATCACCAAAAGGAAGATATTGCAGATATGCGTAATAAACAAGAGGCCGCTGGCAAAGTGGAAGCAGCACGCGCCACTTTTCGGCAAGCAAATCAAGCGTACCGGCATCATCATAAGCAGCATCAAGCTGATTATACAGGCTGGTACCAAGCACATTTTTAATAAAATCCGTGCCTTCATTGCTCAGATAAGGCTTTACAGCATCAAAGGTAAAGTTAATGGATACCGATATTTCTTTGTATATATCGTTTTTTGTGTCTTTAATTAACATTTTCTTCAGTTTTACCAGGGGTTAAACCATCTTTATTCTCATCAAGCGTAGTCGGTTGAATGTCAAGATAACCGAATTCGCCATCCCATCCGTGATAGCGGGCAACAAAATTCAAAAATTGCAAAGTCACTGCCCGATCCAGTGAAGCAAGTATTTGCCTGTTCTGCAGGCTTCTCATTTTTTCGCTACCAGATCCGCTCAGTTCTTTACCGCCAGGCATACCATGACCGCTCAATGAAGGATCACCACCAAGCGTATAATGGAATTCGCTGTCGGCCTGAGCATTGCTCATCAAAAATGCTTTATCAGGAATTTCCATTTTTAAGGGCTCAAACATAATACCTTTGATCTCTTTGCCATTATCGTCATAAGCAAATCCCGAGGTGATAAACTTGCCGGCCTTTGCCGATCCGCTCAAACTTGCTTCGATGGCATCAAAGGTTTCCTTTTTTCGGGCCTGTTGTTCATTTTTCTTCTCTGCCCAGTCTGTATAGCGCTGCGACCAAAAATCCTCATTGATATAAATAACTGTAGGAGTAACCAGTATGTTTTCCAGCAAGCTCTGATGAAACTCCGGAGTCATTAAACTCACAGTCAGCCATTTGATCATATCATCAGCAGCCCATGCAGGCTCCGGATAATACATTTTTAAAGGCGTCAGAATAACAACAGGATAAATAAAGTTGGTTTCCCTGGGGTTTTTATCCAGGCTTCCTTCCGGATCCAACGGGTCCAATGCTGTAAGCTCTTTGACTTTATCCTTTGCCGGACTTGGCCAGTTGGCACTCAGATATGCTTTGTCAATAATTCCGGCTTCATTCTTATCTCCCCATCTGATCAGGCTTGCATCATGCACCTTTACCTTAATAATTTTCTTATTCGCCTGATCAATCGTAAATTCGATACCCGACATATTCCACAGGTATAAATCACGAATCAGAACATTACCCCATTGAATGCCAATCAGATTCTTCTGCATCCATTCCTGTATTCTGGCATCTATTACAGGTATGCGGACAATCTTATTATTCTCGATTTTTTCTTTATAAAAATATAGTCCATGCCCGTAATGAATTCTGCACAAGTCACTGATAATACGTTGCGGAAGTCCACATTTGCTGAGTTTTGTCCAGTATGTGTATGGAAAATTGTTGTCCGTATCCCAATCCTGCCATCCACCGCTTTTATCCTTCAGTTCATTTTCTTCAGATGGAATTATTTTGGTGATCTTCATACTGTTTTTAATAGCACCCATTCTGTTTTGTATATCGCGGTTCTTACCACCGATAATTCTCGTTTCGCTCATATATCCAAATTAACTTTATACCCGTTAAACCTTATAATAGTGCGGGGATATACCCGTTTAATCTCATTGCTGTTAGTATCTTTAATATCCACCCACATTTTTTTAGCAGATCTGTAATGATCTACCTTTACGCTGTTTTGTTCCATTGATCTGATGGCATGAATCTGAGCATCATTCTTATCAAGCACACTTTTAACAGCCGATTTCATTTCAAGAAATCGCCCGGATGATGTGGCACAAGTAAAAGAAAATGGTACCGGCTTGCCCGAATCATCCAATTTATCCATCAGATACAGCATTTCAGAATATTGTATGAATTCCATGGTACAAAATTGATACGGTTGTGGCGTTAATGAAAGGACACGTATAAATCAATAATTCAAAATATACCTTATAGTCAAATGTAAAGTTCAGGAATTTCAAGGTAATCAGGAGGTAAAGTATAGGTATCGCCACTTTACCGGTATTACCGACCACACGCTTGTCGTGTTAAATATGTAAACTACCTTTTACCCGCAAAAATGCACCGCATTTTTGCGGCAGGCACAAAAAAAGCCGTTTGTAATCGCTTACAATCGGCTTTTAATTCAGATATGTTAAATATTATCTTACCTGTGCATTTGAAAATAAATAGCAAATTCCCCAGTATGTAGAGTCTTCGTTCTCATCATTTGGGTTTTGGATTTCGTTATCTGTATTTTCATTGCGATCAATGGGTTTAGTCCATACAGGAAAACCCTTTGAACCTTTAATAATCATTTTGCCTTCCTTCTTCCATTCATGAAATTTCTTAAATTCCTGATGTGTGTCGTCAGTGTAGCATGTTTTAATAATAGCTTCATTGATGGTATTAAAAGCGCCATCCTTCACCAGCACTCTGGCAATTTTACTTAATGTTTTAAGTTCCATACGTGCTTCCCTGTATCTGGCTTGTCTGCTTTTATTTTCGGGAGTGCTTGTTTTTTCTTCTGATACATTGTCCATTTCTAAAACAGTTGTAGTATCTTCGTTCTGATTTATCATTGTTGATAGATTTATTAGTTTCACAAAAAAGGGGCTTTGAGCTGTAACTCTCAGCCCCTTTGATTTAAAAAGTTAGAAATTAATCTGCTCTTCCAGGTCTTTGATCTGGTTATCCACCACTTTTTTTATTAGTGCCAGGACATCGGCAATAACAGAAGGATTTGATGTTGAAAAATTGCTTCCGTGATTGTCTGCCATGCTTAACTTTCCGGTGTGTCCGTCTGCACTCAATTTAAAATTATTGAGATTGTCTCGGGTTTCTGAAAGTTTTTCATGTTTGTCGAGCAAAGAAAAAAGATTCTTGACCTTTTCGCTTCTTTGATTAAAAGTCAGGTTTGGTTTTTCCTGAATTTTTTCATCACTTTTTTGAGATACCTGAACGATAGAATGTTCTGGTTTTGTGGAAGTTGTGGCAGCCTTGCTGCTTGTTCCGTTTTGTTCTGTTTTGATTGTCATAATGTTAAATATTTAATTAGTTTCATACTACTAATTTACTACATTATACAATACTGTGCAAATTTATTTTAAAATATTTAATAGTTTTTTTATTATTTAATTAATATAAGATCACAACATAATATCTTTTTAAAAATTTAAAAAGATAGATGCTACTATAAGATACACGCCTCGCCCCAAAGGTAGAAAGCAATTGAACTTCTAATAATTAGCGATATATGAAACAGGAGCAGGGCATGGGCGTCCCAATTCAAGAGCGGAGCGGTGAATTGTGTTAATTCATTCATACCTTATAGACAAGCCCGAAGGGCGTCCCATCACTCTCAGGAAGATATGACTGAGTGTGATGTTATTAGATATGAAAGGGGTGTATGCGAATGATCTACGAATGATGAGCCGAATTGAAGAAGATCGAGCTTTAAACGTATGATGGCACATTTTTGCGGGTTTTCTTTCGCTAATGCGGTGTTATGAATTGGATAACTCTTTAGAAAGTGTCACAGGTTTTATCAAGCTTGTTAAGAAAATCATTCTAAAACAAAATCGAATGAAATACCAATTGAATGAGAGGGTTTTAGAATGTTTTTCAAAGACTAACCACTCTCTTCTCTTCTCCTGTTTACTAATAAATTCTGTGATGCTTTCTAAAGAGTTAATGGTAAGACAACACCGCATAAAAGCGAAAGATACAGTTGCATCGAAATGAAATGAGATGCTGCTGTATGTGCGGGGGGATTGAGTAAGCAAGTGTGTGCCATCAGGAGTGAGAAAGCGCAGATCTATGAAATGAAGGCGAAGAATGAGTTGTTCATTATACACCCCTTTCTTTCCATTTATCTTATCCTGAATTCTCCCAGGCCAGTTAAATTCCTTTTCTTATACTGGTCTTTCAATAGATCATCAATGATGTAATCATGAGCATCTGTAAGATGTGGCTCTTTCAGCTGATCAGCGTTAGCATCCCTTTCCCCTGATTTATCTTTTTTAAAGTCGTTACCTGATTGTTTAACCTCTGTATTTCCAAGGGCAACAATCAGATTATGGCAATTATACCGGTTATATTTCAATAAAGGGTACTGCCTTTTGTTTTGATCATCAATGTTGCTCTGTAAAAACATATCGTTAATAAGCTCATACCTTTCATGATGTGTCAATTTTTTGCCTTTGCTTAATATCTCAACGGTCCATCCGGCTTTTTGCAGAGCTTCTTTGACCTGATCAATAAGCGTTTTGTTTGTTTCATATTGTTGTTGTGAGCTGGAGCTTGTATCATAACTGATTTTTACCAACTTTTTGGGATGATACTGATAATATTGAATAAAGTTTTCAATAAGATGCTTCAGTAATCCCGGGGCTTTAACGTAAAAATCCTTCAAAAATCGAATTTCACTAAAATGATACTGAGCGACAGCCGCAACATTAATATGAGTGCCCGGATCTATTCCAAGATGAATGGGTTTATGTTTGTCAAGATCATTATCGAATCGGCAATCTTTATCGTGCAGCTTACGTTTATCCAGTCCCAGATCATCAATATGTGAATAATTCCATGAATCGTACAGGTGGATATCTTCATTCAGATTGCAATAAAATCCATTAAGAATATTGGCAACCCTTTCGTTCATCACTTCTATTCTGAAGGTAAGATCCAGCATATTTCTGCGCAAATCAATAAGATAATCCAGTCCAAGGTTGGCTATATTATCAAATGCATTGCCTTCTGTGTAAAGATGGTTGTTTTTATCCTTAAAAAAGCGGATATTTTTTCTAATTTTTTGAATTTGCGGCCATAGTTCACGTCTGATATTGATATCATTATTATCAATAAAGGCGAGCTGCAGCCTGATCAGCTTCTTCATGATCATTTCCAGATCAATCCCATGATCTGAATAATAATTACCCTTATCAAGTAATCGCTGGCCATTGCGGTTATCGGGCATGCTGGAGAAGTGATAAATACCCCTGTAGAATGGGATGTGTCCGAATTCATCCATAAAACCCCTGAGAGTGGGGACAAACTGCTCATCATACTTATGCCAGTCAATAAGGAGCGATTCATCCCATATTCCACCCTGTACATCACCCCCTCGTGAATTCCTGTCCTGGCTCAGCAATTGGAAGGTTGTTCCGTTAAAGAATGTGATGGTATGCTGATATTCCACCGTAGGTTTAAGCGGGCGGGCAAAATCCATCTTAGCACTGGGCTTGCCTTTAACCACGTAATGGATATCCTTGATATATCCGAAATTAGCCAAAGCATAAAAGGTTGGCAGAAGCGTAATTTCAAGCATGTGGGTAAAGGTACGCCCACCTATAGCCCATGTACTACGTGGCATATACTTCACGATCATGTGAATAAGCCAGGCAATAATATAGCTTTTACCCGATCCGCGTGGCCATACGGATGTGGCGCTTTTCGGCTTCTGCATCATAAACAGAAGCTGAATCGGATTAACCTTCACTATCCTCTTTTCTCTCTCCATCTGTTAATGTAATTTCAGGCATTTCGCTCTGATCAATCACTGATTTTCTGATACTTTCCACCACTTCTTCATCCATTTCTTCGAGCTTATCCAGGTGCAAGTGCAGATGTTTTTCGTTCACATTGACCATGATATAATTGTCTGCCGGCCGCATAAGAGCAGCTGTAAGCAAATTACTATCTTCATTATACAATTGAGTAATACCCGCAATAAGTTTAAGATACTCATAATGCGCTTTCAGATCAGGTTTGTTTTTTGTCAGTGCTCTTTCTATTCCTTCCCGGGCCTGTTCAATAATAAAGTGCCTCCAAAATGGCTTATGTTCGAAATGTTTGGACCCGAACAAAAGCTTTGCATTTTGCAGATCATAAAAGGCAGTGTAATAACTCACTCCGAATTTAGCCATAATATCGTTGATCACCTCTTTATCCTTCCAGTGGGGATGAGTCATAATAATATTATCTGCAAAATTTGCCCGCATGAGGATCTCCCTTTGCGTAGGAGTTAATCCATCTTCATTGCCATGTTTACGGACATATTCCGTAATGATATCGAAATTGCTCGCCAGCTCCTTCAGTTTCTGTCCTTCTTTCCTCATAATACCGGTAGATTATCTATTATCTTTAAAACTTGTTGCAAAGCAGGGCTGCTGCCTGATAATGCCTGATCTATTGCCGCTTTATTCAATAAGCTTTTCCGCAACAAATAGCCTTTCATGTAAGCTTTATATACTTCTCCTTTTTTTGAAAATTCACTTTTAAGTTGATTTTTATCCTGTTCCAGAATAATGGCAATATCATCAAGGCTGAGAAGGTTCCCTGCGTGGATTTCGATTTCTTTCAGTTGTTCGCTGTTAAGATTCATACCTCAAATGCTTTTTCTCCTTTAATTGTTTCTTCTATCCATTTTTTGTTGATATTAAATACTTCCGGGATCTGCATGATCACCCCGCTTTCTATACGTTTATTTTCGCTGAAGTTTGCTGAGCTTTTTACCACTATTCGCCAGGCATTATTTTCAATCAATAATACTTTGGCATGGCAATCTATCAGGAAGATGGAATTGGCATTGTGTGTAAGAAATGCCATGCAATCACTTCTCCTGATGCGGATCCGTCTGTCGAGCAGCGAATGAAGTTCGGTAATAGTTCCGTCACTCAGAGCATCCACCATCATGGTAATGGCTTTGGTACTTATTGCCCAGGTAGTGAACCACACCTTTGCCGGGCCTGTCTTTTCGAGTAAGTAAAAAAGCAAATGATGCATACTCCATCGTCCCATGCTTGTATAGTCAATCAGATCAATACCGCTGATATCCCCGATTACATCTCTGATCTTTTCCCGCACTTTCCCCAGTCTTATCTCTGCCTTATTGATCCGGCACGAACACGAATATGCGTTCTCTTCCTTTTCAGGAATTTGCATTGTTTTTTCAATATCTTCAGGACTGAACAGGGGCATTGTCTTATTTATAATGAATTTTACAATACGTAATAGCAGCATTTATTGAAGATTTTGCTTTATCAACTGTATCGTTTTTTAACCAAATCCAACCATCTTTAATATGATAATAGCCAACTTCATGAGATGAAACATCGAATGAAATTGGATAATATTTGTGAGATATATTTCCATGTTCACATATATCCTTTTCAAAATTTTTAGATTCCAAAAAATGTCTAAAATAGGAAATATTAAAATTTAAATCTTTTTGTCTTATTTGCTTGGTTAATTTTAAAAATAATCCATATAATGCCAATAAAATACAACACAATCCGATAATAAATAATACTTTTGTCATAACTATACCATTACCATTTTTATCATCTCCACAGGCATGTGACTGATCTGCTGCAGCAGCTGTTCAAGTTCATTGAATTCCCTTTCGTGTACCTCTTTCTGCAGTTTGTATCGCTCAATAAGCTGCGGTTCTTTCACTTTATCAATAAGCCTGTTGATGCGGCTTACCTTGGTGGGGATATTCTTCAGCTCGGCAAACAATTTACCTATGGTGATACTTTTCACCTTCTCCGGAATAATGCCCGCCAGTTCAAAATCATCAATTATCTGCCATCTCGGATTTATTTCTTTCTCCCACAGATATTTAATCCTGTCCACGATTTTGGCAAGTTCCGGACCTTCTTCAGTGAAATACAATCGTGCATGCAAATTAAGATATTCTTTGTAAAACTGCCCTTTCTCCTTCTCAATTTGCTTGATATAAGCGATACTTTTTGTCTTCTTTTCCAGATCGCTTTTCAGGGCAATTATTTTTTTATCCGGCTTTTTAATGATCATTTCATCATCCGACAACTTTATAGCATCTTTATCCTGTATCACCGGTTCAGGAGCAGGGGCGGGGATCATCCCAGTATTCAGAGCCTTTTGCAATAAAAAGGAAAGCAGATCAGGATTCTGCCTTTTTCCGGTTAGCCTTAGCATACGTGCAGGATCAACCTTCATCGTGCGGTTCAGCAATTCAATACCCGCATAATAATCACGATCTCCATCGAGCCATATCTGAATTTCACTACTCACTGAAATCTCCTTACGATAAAATTTTGCAAAGGATCCCGAAGTCCCTGATCATTATGATTAAGAAAACACTTACCTTCAACAGCTGCCACCACAGTTTTGGTATTAAGTGCTTTAAAACCGCTCCGCCCGTAAAATCCGGCTTTAACGTCAGAAGCACGCACCATTTTACCCGCTTCCACACAGCGCCAGTAATTATAATAGAGGGTGCTGGTAAGCAATTCCTGCTCACCAACCCGAAACTGCATCAACAAAAAATCCATCATAGCCACCTCAAAAAATTCGGGGCAGTGGCTTTCAGTGTTCCATACCTGATGGCGAACATGCTTCAGCGCATAATATGTTTTTTTAAGTTGGTACCACCATATCAAACTGCAACTTCTGTTAATTTCTTTTTTATAAATCCACGTATCATCATGGAGCTGTTCCATCACCTTCACCAGCTTTATTTCTTCCAGTGTAATATCCCTGAGCAAATAGATATCATCATACATGCGAATAAAATCATGCATATTGTTATTTTTCGCCCATTCAATAAACATCTTCATTTTGGAAATAGCATCACGCAAATTTTCACCATGGCGGCCATCCCAGTTACGCTGATGGGGAAGATGGATATAGTCAAACTTCACACAAGGATCATCACCAACGATCACCACCTGGTAATCGAATTTGGCATGCATCTGCAGGCTGCGCAAGCTGTAATGTATTTCAGTAAAGCGATCCAGTCCGCTTACCCATGGATAATAAACAACTACCATTAACTTATAAATTTAAAAACACCTACATGATCAATATTCTGAATTTCATATTTCCTTCTTTTGCGAAACATGTAATATTCACAAGCTCTCTGTACTCCGGGCAGCGGATCCCAACCATAGTCATGAACACAAACGATAGCTCCCTCACTAAGCTTGGGGTAAACCATCTTCCAGCTGTCCCTGATAGAACTGTACAGATCTCCGTCAAAAAATGCAAAAGCCACCTTCTCCGGATATGTCTGATCCTTAAACCAGCCTTTATGAATGTGCGGTGTGGGTAATTCCAAACTTAAAAAGTTAAGAATAAGCCTGCCTTCATCCATACAGCAATCTCCTTTGTTAAACTGCACATGTGATTTACTTTCATCCTGTACCATTTTATCGGGCAATCCCTCAAAACTGTCATATACATGGAATTGCTTATTGCTGAGCGATCGCTGCAGATAGGATTGGATGAATACAGATGTGGTGCCTTGGTTACATCCAAGCTCCACAATATCACCTTCCACATTGTTTTTAATAACTTCCTCAATACATTCAAGTATGGTCCGCACATGGCCAATTGTAACCATATTGCTAAGCAGCGGATTATCCTGTAAAATCTGATCAATCATTTAACTATCTTTTTTTTGCTTCTCTTTTCAATAATTCTTTTGGTCATTTCATCCTGAACTTGCGACAAAATATGATCTTTTGCCTTTTTACCACAACCGCACGGACAAGGCTCATTCTTTCCCGGTAGTTTTTGTTTCCATTTAAATGGCACCAGTTTTTTGATTCTTTTGAGATCCTTTTTTCTGCTCATATTTATGTCTTTTAAAAATCTTCAGCTTCGTCAAAATGCGCATGATTCAGATTACTGTTTCGCCCGGTATGCTGTACTACACTGGGCTTGCTGCATATAATTCTCCTTCCGTTGATGCGGGCACGTTTAACTACATTCCAGTCCCACCAGTTATCATTCAGAGCAGCATGAACAACAGTTTTGTAAGTCGCTACATTAAAAAGCATGTTGATACCCCCGCAACTTCTTCTCACCACATGATCATGATGAACACTCATCATTTTATGCTCCGGATTATTCGAATTAAAGCCCGTGATGATAGCCGTTGGATATTGTGCGTGTAGATCCCTCAGTACTTTCAGCCATTGCGGCTTCAGGCGCACATCATTATCAATGTTCACCAGAATTTCACAACCCAGCTCTATGGCTATATCCCATCCTTCACGTAGCGATCTGGCAACTCCTGCAGCTTCCTCATGCCTGATCAGCACTACTTCTTTCGAAAAATTGAAACGCTCACACAAAATATCTGTTCTGTCATCACTGCCATCATCTATTATAATGATCACACAATCTTCCGGCAGCTCACTTTTATCCAGATCAATAAAACTTTGACGGGTAAGTTCCAGCCGGTTATGAACGGTAATAACTATTCCTGTTTTTCTCATATCACCTTCCAGTTATTTCTGTAAATGCTTCTCAAAAAATAATTTTTCTCTCTTTTGGTCAGATAGATGGTTTTTTTGATTTGCCTGAAATCATCCACCGCTTCAATAAAATTGCTGAGCACACTGTCAATACAATGAATCTCACTGGCACCGCGTATCACCTCATACCAGTCGAACACATTGTAATCTTCAACATGTTCGAAACGCACCACCTTTTTATTGAAACTCATAGGGAACGAAAAGTTATGAGTACTATCCTGCACCAGTATATAATCATCATTCGGGCATATCAGATCATACAGTTTACCTTCGCGTGAAAAGTTCCTGTTCCAGTCAAGCTGCCAGCGTTTACTGATGTTGACAGCTGCCAGGTAATATTTGGCTTCCACAAAACTGAAAAATGTATCCATGTTTTTATTCCACCATTGTTGCTGACCGCCACCGAAGCCAAATGACAGATCTATCATCTTATCATAAGATCCTGTTTTCTGTAAAACAGGACGGCAATAATCAATATTTCTGAACAGCGAATGATATTCCTTCGGGCAAAGCCATTCAACAATATAGTTTTCGCTGTAAAATGCTGCTATGGGAAGGGTAATAATAATATCACCATACCTTCCCGGCTGTATGATCAGCAATCTTTTCAGGTAAAAACGATTTTCTTTTCTCCTGTGGAATATCTGCCGGTCCACCTGATGCACATTATTTTTGCGGTACAGCTCATCGTAATCCGTTTTTATGTTGTCGGGATGCTCATGCCTGATAATACATTCCGGAAAATACTTCTGTTTTCCGAGCATGGAAGCAACTTCCATAAACTCATTATCACACCACCAGGTAACATATACCGGGTTATAGATATAGTGGAAACGATTGTAATACACCCTTCCCATAATGCACAGCGTATTCAGCTTATCTTTCTGGAAGCCATCGCTAAACCACAGCACCCCGTCCAGATCACGGTAATTTTTTTCCATCTCCTTGCGGATGATATCATCATAGCCTTTCACCTGTGGTATCATATCATCACTGGCAAGCAGGAGAATGTCCCACCACCAATCCTGTGAAAAATCTTCCACATCCGCATTTACCGCTTCTATTTTGGTTTTGCTGTTGCCGAATACATAAGTCAGGTTTTTATACGAGCTTAGTTTTCTGATCACATCAGGCCTGTTCATTTCTTTATCATCCAGATCACAGCTGATCAGAAAATAAGTGTTTTCCGGATCCGCAAGTAAGCGGTAATAAATATCGAGTACTTTAAAAAACTTTTCCCTTCTTTGCCTCGTAGGGAATTTAACGAGCAACTTCATGGTGATTCGATTTTTTTCAGTGTTTTAAAATATTTTGTTAATAATGCCCAGTTTATGCATTTCTTCAGCTACTCTTTTTTCAGCATCATAAAAGAGCTGAGCATCATAATAGCGGAAGTCTTTTATATTTGATTTCGGACATACATTTTCTGCTTCAACGATCAGTTTCACCTTCTCCACATTCACATCAAGTTCACCCATCATTTTCAAAACATTGATTACCACCGGCACCGGTTTACGAAGCAGATCATCATAATTGATGGCCATGTGCTGGTATGGATTGTCAATAATCCATTTATGCATAAAGGCTTGCCAGTATTTCAGTTTTTCTTCAAAAAATGCTAACCATTCTTTTTTGTTTTTCCCGGGTATCCATCCTTCTTTTTTGCTCAGCAGCCAATAACTGATAATACATGGAACAGGATGCCTGAACTGAACGATGTAATAATATCCCGGTATATTGCGCAACAGTTCCCCCACAGGCTGACCATCCAGAAAAAGATCATGATTTTTATGATACATCACACCCGGTTCCGTACAAGGCACCTGATAACAATGATTATAATGATCACAATATTTCCAACGTCTGCCAAAATAAGCAGAAAGCATATCAACTAAAAGCTGGTGACCTGTTCTGGGATAAGAAGCGCAAATAACTTTATTCATAACTTGTTTTTTAAAATTCGATACAAATTTCAAGTACAATTGAACTTCGTGAAAGGACACCAATAAACCATAGTTCAAGCGTCCGCTTGGACTCTACCTTTTCCTGTCTTTACTAAGTAGAGAGGGGACAGAGCCTGTTCCGAACTTGTTCGGAAGGGTGAGTCAAAAAAAAACCCTGACAACTTCCGCTATCAGGGTTTCACAACCGAATCCCACTTATCTTATTTTGTCTCGCGCTAGCCTATGTAATCGTGCTGATTTATACCATGCCAAAATACTCAGGATCAGGGCAAGTACAACGCCAGTCACACCCAGGGCTTTGCCTGCTTTGCTTTCGCTCGGTAAATAGAAAGCGGCTGACTGGCCATCAACAATTACATAAACAGAGTCTCCTCGCTGTACAATCTGCAGATCCATCGGCTGAACGGCCTGAACCGGCATCGCTTCATCAGCAATAACCGTTTCCGCTTTTGCGACATCAGGCGGATCAGCCAACAGAGTTCGGGGCATAAAAACAACGCTCATGCAGAGCATCATCCAGATCATCAAAACTTTTTTCATAAAAACCTCCTTTAATGTTTATCTTCTCTTATCACCACTTTACCCTCCCGGTTTATCAGGAGGGCAGGGGTGAGTAAATTCTTTCTTAACTACCGGATCCTTCCACCCAGTCGCCAGTCCATCTTGATGGCTTGCTGTTGTACCCGTAGGCTACTAAAGTATATTCATCATACACTCCGTTTTCGTCTTCGGGTCCTTTGCCCATGCTCGAATCACTCAGCTGAATGGTACAGGGGAAGTCAGGAAGACCAAGCAAACGCTTTACACTATCGAGGCCGGTCATGGCTACATAGTACTCTGCATTCTTGGTCATGCGGCTGAACGCTTCAATGTCAACATTTGTACCGGTAAGCCTGAATTTTGCTTCATACTTATATACCCGGCTGCCTTTGCCTCCTACCAGCGAACCCTTCAGTTCAGTATCAAGCATTTCGACTTCGATAGTGTACTGGCTTTTACCGCTTTTAAGCTCCACATCACCACTGATGGTTACCCTTTCAGTGTTGCTGCTCGGATTGGTCGGTAAGCTCGGAAAACTTTCTACATCATAACTCAGGGCAATTTCAATATCTTGCTTGAATCCAGGGAAGGTTTCGTTATCAACTCCGGCACTTCTTAAAATGTCATTGTGAACAATATTTACCATTTTTTTATCTTTTTATTCGTTTTCAAAACTATGCCTTTCACTCTTTCCCCCTCAGAGAGTAATCACCTGAGGGGGTAGGGGGTGAATCAAATTCTAACTGCCGCTTCCGCTTCCAACTTCAAGGTTCGTCCATGCTTCTTCGAGGTAATCGAAGCCGTAAGCAAGCCCGTAAGGATTGCTGATCACTTTCACTTCATAATCTGCAACCTGGGTGCGCATCTGGCCATCAATTCCCGTTTTGTCGATCAGACGAACAAGGTTTCCTTTCCTGCTTACAAATAAATCATTTGTTCCTGTCATTGACGGGCTGCCGCTCAAGCTGATGTTTGTATGAGGAATTTTGTTTTTGTCTGTATCATCAGTCCTGAAACGAACTCCGGTAACGATTTCGCGTCCTGCCCAGTACAATTCCTGTTTGGTAAGGCTCATGAACATGTCCATGGGTACCGAAAACCTGTATTTTTCAGGAATGCTCTTCACGGCAAGGTTTACTCTTTCGTACAAAGTTTCTGCATCATCAGTGCTTAGATCACAGGTAATATGATTGGCAAAATGTAAACCATGGTAATCACCATTCTGAAGGATATATTTCAACCCGTTCATGGCATCAGCGGCATCTGCTGCCACTGTTGGCGTACCTGAATGGTCCACATACGAACCAGCCCACAATTGCTTGTAGATGTGATCATCCTTCAGTTTCAGGAGTATCATATTTTGCAGTGCCCAGCGAACGAACGGACCGTACTGCAGTTCTTTGGTTTCGTCCCACCAGTCTTCACCGATGAAAGAACCCATCAAATCTGTAGGGAACAGAGATACGTTCACTTTATGGCCATATTGCAAAATTGAACTAGGACTGAGTGTAATGTCACCTTTGTGGGTATATTTACTCCCGTACCATCCTTGTGCAACTTCCGAAATTTCCCCGGTACTTCTCACATAAACCTGACCTTTTTGGATATTAGGTACAGTTCTGCAAGCTTTAATAATGGGATCATCTTCCGTAAAAATCCCCTGCAGGATCTCTTTCCGGTCTTTCTTAAAAACAACACCCAACGCTTCTGCGAAGGCTGTTACATCAATTGCTCCGTTTGCCATTTCTCTTATTTTTAGATTTTTTTAAACAATTTAATTATTCACCAATTTTCCTTTTCAGGATTTTTTCATCAGCATCTTCACCAAAATTATCACCACCATTATTTAATGCTGTGATAGGAAGCTTTGCTGTCAGATCTGCAATCTGGGCTTTCAGGTTTTCGATCTCCTGGCTTTGCCCGGAGATGGTACCTTCTTTTTCGGTTACCGTGGTATTAAGGGCATCAATCTGGCTCCGCATTTCTGCATCACCACTTTTCAGGGAAGTATTTTCGGCTTCCAGTTCAGCAACCCGGCTGTTTACAGCTTCCATTCCTTCTTCGGTCACTGTTTCTCCTGTGAAAAACGATTTAATCGAATTCCATGTTTCTTTTAAGTTCATTTCTTCTTCTTTTTCGTTAAACAAATCAAATAAATCTTTGCTGCTCTTGCCTTCCGTATCAGGAACACCTTCCACAGTATAATCTTCAACAATATCAATAAGCTTTAATTCATGGGCTTCCTGGGCAGTCATAAAATGATCTTTGTAGTCGAACCATTTCGCCTGTACTTCTTCCTCAGTCATTCCTGTTTTACCGGCCACACTTTTAATAATGCTGCTGTCGAATACATCCAGAACACCTGCAGTTTCGCGCATGGTTTCAGCATTGCCCCAGGCAAGGCCCGAAGCTGTGTGAAGCATATAAATGGAATTGGAAGCGGCATGAACCTTTCTTCCTGCCAGTGCAATAATGGCTGCCATGGATGCGGCAATACCATCAATATAAGTATGCACTTCTTTGGCTGAAAATTTTATCGTATTAAAAATCGCCAATCCTGAACTGATACTTCCGCCAGGGGAATTGATATGGATATTGATCCTGTCATATTTCTTTTCCAGGCTTCTGAATGTTTTAGCAAAATCAACATCAGTCAGCGGATTATCATCCTGCGATTCCCACCAGTCACCTATAATACCATACATCAGAAGATCCACTTCCTTAGGATTATCTGCTTTTGCTACTACTTCAAGATGTGCGTTTTTAAACTTCATATTTTCATAAACAAGTCTTAACGATATTGTTTTTTCTGAATTAAAGTACAAATATTCAATATTCCATTTAAACTGCTAAAGGACTAATAACCATGCTTAATGAATAATTAACAATGCTAAATGAAAAATGAGATCATAACCCACAACTCAAAACCCATAACTCTTAACTCATAAAGAATGGCGGCAGATCAGGATGAACTGCACTGAAAGTAAAGCGGAAGCCATTACTTTCGTTATCGTTTACAATTTTGTATTTAAAGCGGGCAGGGATTTCAATACTACCCAGCAGCCTTTCCATATCATTTCCGTCCACCGCTTTTACCAGGAACTTCGTTCTGCGGAGCTCGTTAAAGTATTCCAGCAACTCTGCCTCATTGCCGGGCACAAATCCGGTAATGGAAGCAATAAACACATCACCGTTATCATCTTCTTCACTCAGCTCTTCATATACCATACGCTCTGTGCTCATGCCAGTAAGCCAGTCTTTACCACCGTCAAATGTCACCGATACCACAAAACCATCAGGATCACTGATCGAAGCCACATCATCCACCGGTACAAAATAGAATTTTTTTACACCCGGTAAATTATCACAAATTATTGCAGGAAAATTTTCCATATTTCTTAATTAAAAAAAGGGGACACACTGCTATGTAATATTTTATAAAAAATTTCATTTCTTCCGTAAAGTTTTTACGATTTCAGGAACAATCTTTTCTCCGGACCGTCCGATCACATAACCACCTATGCTGATCTGAAGTAAATTCCAGAACGTATCCGGCAGTTGAGCAGTAGGAGTGCCAAAGGTAGGCGCAAACCAGTAGTTATAGCAAACAATAAAACCGAAGGCAAGCATCATAATAGGGCGCCAGTTCCGCTGCAGTTTGCTGCCCTGCATTTCTGTTTGCAGCAATGCAGTTTTACTTTTCAGCAATTCCATTTCCTGATCCAGTATTTTCTGCTGCACTCCGGCAATAAGTTCCTGGAGCGAAAGTTCCATGCGTTTACGTTCGTCAGCATCCGGTATCTTATCAATCACCTTCCCAATGGTTTCAGCGGCTCCACCGCTGATAATACTTTTAATCCACTCCCAGTTCATATTATTGTAAATTTTTTCTTACTTCTTACTTCTTAATTCGATTATTCGAATGTTCAATATTCAACATACACCGTTTTCCCATTCACCTTCTTTGCCTGCAGAACCTGCATCCTGTTACCAATGGCTCTTTTGCTGAAATGCACCCAGGCAGGTTGCTTATTATTGCCATGTTCCCATATAAGCTGATCATATTCACAATTCGAACGCACATATTCAAAAATATCCTTATTGGTAATACCTGAATTGGCAATAGCTTTCACATCAATGGCGCATCCTTTAACATGATCACTGGTAGCAGATCCACCAACCAGGTTATTCACCACCGGTGAGCGATAAAATGAATTTACCTTGATAGGCACCCCGAAAAATCCCCTTACACGGTCGAATATTTCAACGGCAACCCTGCGCATGTTTTCAATTGCTTCTTTATCCGGATCGTTTTTTATGCCTTTATGAGCTGCCTCTGTGCTCCGGGTAGCTTCTGCATACGAAATATACTTACTTATATATATCATTTCTCCAGCTTTACAAGTATCGATTCATGTTCATTAATTCTTTTTTCGTGACCATTAAGTCTGTGATCTATACTATTAAAATTACGTTCACATATCTCCTCAAACGAATCATACGATACTGATGATTTTTCCACAGTAAGGCAAATGTTGACCAGTGAAACAGAAATATCATCCACCTTATTGATCAGTTTTTTAACAAAATATCCGACTATAGTAAGCAAAAGGATAATTATAGAACCACTTACCGCCAGCACAAAACCCAGAACCGATGTATCCATATAGTAGAAATTTAATTCAAAGTTGATATATCACCGCCCTTCTCACAAGGACGTTATTTCCCTAATTTCAGCCGGTACATTTGCTTTTTATACCGCTGGTAACTCCTTAAAAAAGCATCTTCAGTAATACTTTCCTCAGTAATGCCATTATCATCCATAAATTCAAGGATAGCATCCTTTTGATATTTGGGAGGTGGCTCCATCTTTTTATTGACAAAACCTTTAAAATAGAAGCTGAGAAACTTTTCCATCAGCACATTAAAATGCACTACCGTAATAACACTGATATCAGCTACACCATTGTTAAATACATAATGTTCGGGAACACGAACAGCATAATAAGAGCTGTATATCTTATCAAAATTCGTGGTTTTATTAGTTTTTTGATGATAGTTGCTTTGTTTTTTCAGGAAATGAAATACAATAATCCCCAGAAAATCAGAAGTGCTGAGCACATATTCTGCCCCGAAATGAAATTCCAGGAACGCTTTAATGTGCGGCTTACACGGAATTTTAAACGGAATTGATTTCATGCGTGCAAAAATATGCACGATTGTCTAATAAAATAAACGTAAATTATTCACAATTAACAATTGCAAAACAATGAACAATGAACAATGAACAATTAACAATTAACTCACCGCCACCGCAATCTCCACCTTAAACTTCCCCTGCAACCAAGGTCTGTCGAACACCCCGTCTTTATAGATGCGGGTACCATATTCATAATCCATAGTCTTATTCGGAATAAGATCCCAGTCCGAAGCACTGAGTTCAATATCTGCCGTCAGTTCCTCAGCATCAATTTCCACTTCTTTTTCCATCAAAACAACGTCACTGTCTTTCGTTCGTTTAACCTGGAACAACAAAGTAAATCCACTCAGATCAACATCTGTAGTAATATCAAATCCGATAGTTTCCAGTGATCCGTATTTAATTGATATATCATCCATTTCTTAAAGTCCCTTTAATATTTATACGTCCAATTTTACCACTTATATTGTTTCTTACCTGTACAGATCCGCTCAGCAACTTACTGATGATACGCAACACCAAAGTGCCAACGGTATGATCTACTGAAACACCTTCCAATACATCAGCCGGAACCGGAACAGCACATGTTCCCGTTTTGGCTCCTGAATAATAGGCCACATCTTTACGAACATCGCTTTCAGCGGGCAACTCTTCCAATACATCATAAGTCCCCACCGTATCATCAGTCGGAATATCTTTCAACACCTGAGCCGGATCCGGTACAGCAAGCGATCCGACACCCGCATCCACGGGAGTATCCTTCCTTACATCATCAGCAGCAGGAACAATAAGCGAACCCTCAGCACCATCACCATATTCAATACCATCCCTTACATTTGTCTCAGCAGGATAATCAGGAACCGGAGGTTCATAGGTACCCACGGTATCATCCGTAGGTACATCTTTCAATACCTGAGATGGCAAAGGAACCGCAAGAGTACCTAATCCGGCATCTACAGGCGTGTCTTTTCTTACATCAGCAGCTGCCGGCACGATCAAACTTCCTTCAGCTCCTTCTCCATATTCGATACCATCCCTTACATTTGCCTCAGCAGGATAATCCGGAACCGGTGGTTCATAAGTTCCCACCGTATCATCAGTCGGTACATCCTTCAACACCTGAGATGGCAACGGAACTGCAAGCGTGCCTGATCCGGCATCTACAGGCGTGTCTTTTCTTACATCAGCAGCTGCAGGCACGATCAAACTTCCTTCAGCTCCTTCTCCATATTCGATACCATCCCTTACATTTGCCTCAGCTGGATAATCCGGAACCGGGACTACTAATGTACCTATTTTATTACCATGATCATATACAACACCTGCCTCAACCTCTGTTACATCTGGATTGTTAGCTTGATTTCCTGTTATGTTTTGCCAATTAGTTGCTCTTGTTAGTATTGCATCATAAGTATAAAGTCTATCCCCACCACTGCTATTTATATCAATAATTTCTTGAACTCCTGCAAAAGCTCTGTAACCAAAAACATTCAAATAAGCATCACTTAAAGGAGTTCCACTTTGTAATTTTGCTCCGATATTCTCGATTAAATTATTCACCTTATAGGTATTCCCTGCTTTTAGCGTTACTGTTTTCGCTTGGATAAAAGCATCCGCTTCCCAACCATGTGTGCCTATATAAGAATGTGTTGCATTAACATAATTCGCTAAGATTTTCACAAACTTTGCAACACTACCGTTTATAGTATATGTATTATTTGAATTTAAAGTACAACTTAATGTTCCTAACTTATAACCACCTAAATTAAAAGTTCCTGTTTGATATATAGAAACAAAATTATTTGTAATATCTAATGAACCTGCTGATGTAATTGTTATAGAACCTGAACGAATACCAATATTTCTTAATTCAACTTCACCTGCTGTATTGATTACTAAGTCTGTATTATAAAAACCAAAATTTAATGCTGTATTGATATATCCTGTCCCTTCATAAGAGTAAATAGAAGTACCTCTAACTACATTACAATCAAGATTCCCTTTTATTTTTAAAGTATTCCCATTGAAAAATATTGTATTTGCTCCCATTAGATTACCAATAGTCATATTATCTGCAAGAGTAACAGTAAGACCATCAATATTTACAGTATTATTCCATAATTTTCCATTACTTGTGATAGTACAACTTGCCATAATATATAATGCTCCTGCCCCTGCCAATATCCCGTTTGCCCCGAGTGTTAATCCTCCTGAATAAATTATAAGTTTATTTGTTCGTGTCAAAGTTCCTGTAAAACCTGCTGTTTGTTGGAAACCAAGACAAGTTAAATCAGCAGTCAATGTCATACTAATAGAATTAGCATCCATGATAGCTAAATCATCACTCGTAGGCACACTCGCTCCACTTGCTCCACCACTCGTTGTACTCCAACTATTAGTGTTATTGCTGTCTGCTCCTACTGCGTATCTGTTTGACATCTTACTTTAAATTATTGCTTTCACTAATAAACCTGTTTTCAATACTAATTTCTAAATACTCTTTATCTCCGACATGATTAAAAATCGGCATTTCTACCTCGACATTTATATCCACAAAATAGATAGTATAATACTCTGTAGTATCTGTCTTTGTTTCAACCTCAGACATATCAGGAAAGTTAGGATAAGTATCATAAGTATTAACTATTTTTCTATATCCTTTTATTGTGTAATTTATTCCCATATCTCCAATTTTCCAACAAAATTAAACCCACTTCCACAACCCCCAAAGGACTTGTTTAGCAATCAAAATACACAATTAAAAAAATAAATTTTATTTTTAATGAAAAACAAATTAAAAAGAAAGTTAATTGTTATTTGTGTAAGAGCACTGGTAATAATGATAATTTTAATGATAAGGTACTTTTTAAAATTGTATTAAGAAATACTAGCTTTGTTCCTTTTATAAGAAAAACAACTAACGTCATTCCGGCACGAGCCGGAACGACTTCCTAACTACCGCCAGCTCCTCATGCTGTCAACAGCACGAGGCTTGGCTAATAGTTATGCAACAGCTTAAAGAAGCCTCTGCAAGTTCGATTTGTTGTGAATAATAGTGAACTTTTGCAATTCAGAAACCAATTGTAAAACCTTTTCTTTTTTGGGTTCTATAAGGTTGTTTCGTCCGCTATCTGCTCCAATATTTACCTGTTTTGGATTACATCGCCTAATCATTGTAACCATGTGTTCTAAGTTAAATTCTAAAATAGGCTCAATTGTTACATAAGTGTCAATTACTTCGCTTAGTTCCTGCATTGCAATACTTCTTTGCATCGGTTGTGGCGAATTTTTCATTATTTCAGGATAATACGAATCGCTTTCAATTGTAGTGCAAACAATACATTTATCAGTAATAACACAGGCATCAATGTAATCTAATACCCTTTGAGGGTTTTTAGTTTGTAGCAAGTATTTACTATCAAACTTTTCCATGTGTTTCAAAGTCTTTTTAATCCATTCATCGGGTATGTTTTCGGCAAACATATCGCAACTACTGCCAACAAAAATAAAATTACCAGCTCCTAAGTCTGTTTTTAACTCCTTTTCATCAAATCGCACAGGCTTTAATTTGCCCCAGCGTTTCATGTAGCAATAAGAGCAATCATGGTAACATTCGCCTTTTACCGTGTTCCATGTGTGAGTAATAAACTCATACATATTTCCTTTACTCAAATTTAATCCCATATAATTGTATTTTAAAAGTTTATTAAAAAAAAGCCGATTGCATAACACGCTGTATAGTGCATGTGGGGTTTATCGGTTATTCAAAGTTCCTGCTTTCTATTAGCTTTATCGGTTGCGGATAGTGTGTGCTTTCTATTCCCACACGACACCATACAGCCACCGTTACCGTTCATAAAAATATTCTCATTTTTTACCCCCTTAAAAAAAAACGCAAAAATCATTTTCCCCAACGTAAATTTCTCGTCCAACCGTCCAACCGTCCAACATCGTCCAACAGCATTCCAACACTTTCCGACACCTTCCAACACACTTAACTTATTCATTATTATATTATTATCTTATTTGTTGGACTGTTGGATGAAAATTTCAAAAATTTTGCTGCAAAAATCATTTTTCATTTTTTTTTAAAATGGGACCTCATTTTTCTGATCAATGAACACCCGTTCAAGATCAATATTAAGTACATCGTAATCAAACACATACGAACTACTGTTACTTAGCTTGAAACGAGTGCTTTTTATCTGTCCAAGGTAAGCCTTATGATTTGATAAATAATGAGTTATACTTGTCAAATCCACCCCGTTAACCCCATATTGCTTCCGGTGGGCTTCCAGGTACAGGGGATGGATCTTCCCCAGCCGGATATATATCAACCTCACCAGTCCGTTTTCTGTTGGACGGAGTACTTCCTGTCCAACAAATTTCCGATCCATCATCTCATTCCATGTCAGTTCCTGCCCGTTGCGGTTCATTATTTTGCTCGGAAAGCGTTCTCTGCTGTGGCTTTCGATCTTAAAATCAGTATCTATGGATATTTCTGCACGGTCCACCATATAACTGAGAATGTTCCAGAAGGTACTCAGGGAGTCGCCAAGGCTCACCTGTTCGGTTTGTTTCAGGCATTTTTCGAGGCACATGTTGTAAAAACCATCGAAATCCATCCCCAAATCAAGCTTATCGCACAATATCTTAACCGGTGCCAGTACTGTACTGTAATTCCGGGCAATTCTGTCGTTCACCAAAATCCCGCGCGAAACCAAAGCCCTTTTCAACTCCTCGAAAATCTCCAGAAAAATCACCGGAAATTTTTTGTATATGTCATTGCGGTACTTTAATACCTCTTCCAAAATTCCGCTTAATCCTTCTTCTTCCAAGGCCTTCAGATTGTTGTAATCTTCAAGTTCCTGCTCTGTGTACTGCTTTTCAAAAAATTCAAGCAATATAGAGCGGCTGAACAGCGCATTATCATCCGATGTGGGAAGATACTGCCCGCTGATCACGCAGCTGCAGTTTACTTTTGTGACTTCTGTCCGGGCATCTTTGGTCATCTTGCCCTTTTCATGTCCTACACCATCATAGGCACTTTTCAAGCTCTGCAAACGTTCAGGCTTGATGTTGTTATTGTATTCATCAAACCACATGATGGCATTCCGGAAACGGGCAAGGCGCCTGAAAAATCCTACATTTGTTCCATGATTCAGGTTAAATGGAGGCACGTTGTTCAGGAAAACATTCTGCAAGCTCCATCCCACCTGGCTCTTTCCTGTCTGCTTTTGGCCAAAAAGAAACAAGTGCGGGAAGATCTTATACTTTTCATAGATGATATCCCTGAAAATACTGGCAATCATAAAGGATATAGCCATTTTACCGTTATCACCATACACACGTATCATCAGCTCACACCATTTCGACCAGCTAAGCTTTGGCTTTATCCAGATAAAAGCGCGGTCATTTTCGTATTCATCATCATCTTCGCGCACATCTTTATAGATCTGGCTGAAAGCAGGAGCAAAATAACGCACTCCTTTGTATTCCGTCATTCCCAGATCATCCACCTCAACGAACTGATTTCCTTCATAGATCCCGTTGGCAAAAGCATAGAATCTTTCACGCTGCCAGCCCAGTGTTTTCAGCTCCACACATACCGGAAATTCATTGCTGATCTTGCTGAGGATCTTCTTAAACTGGAAGCCGTTGCAAAAGAGGATGTAATTACCTTCGGCATATACACTCATCTGGAACTGTTCAAGCGAAGTACAGTTGCGGCTGGCTATATCCACGATTTTCTTATAACCATAGGTATTAATGATCTCCACCAGTCGCTTATTATCGCTCTTGGAATAGATGTGAAAGAGCGGCTTGATCACGAAGTTACTTCCTTCGATCACCCCGTTTTTACCAACAAACATATATTTGTTGTGCTCTTCGTAAAACCCGTATTTCTGAAACTCCTCCGGATCCACATGAGCAGGGAGCAGGGGAGTGCCATCTTCATCATCAAGCTGTCCGCACATCTCCAGTTCACGATTCATTTCGTCAACCAGTATATCCTTGATCACCTTTTTGAGCTTGAATTCTTTGGCAATACGCTCCACATAGAAAGTGCGCATCGAGTCTTCACTCACACAAGCAATCAGACTCCCCAACTCTGCAAAAGCCTTTCCGCGTTTCACAGGATCATCCCCGGCATTCACTACCATTTCGCGGGCACTGTATAAAATGAAATCCTCTTTGTTCTCTGAAATAAGTTTTTGTATATCCATTAGTTTAATCTTTTAATTACCATAGTTCAAGCGTCCGCTTGGACTTTTTGATTCTTCATTTTTAATTTTAAATCATCTAAATAATAGTCAGGGAATAAACCATTATCAGTTGGGAAAAACGGTATTTGTAAATTAACAGGATCAATGATCTCAATGCCATTATTATGATAAGATTCTCCATAATATGAATAATATGTAACTCCTAGGCTGCCTAATACCCATGAATCTTTATTCACAAACTTTCCACCTGAAAAACAATTTATTATTGTATAATATATGTTTAATCCCCAATCGTCTTCAGATACATAAAATACAATACCTTCAGAATAACCTTGGCTTTCGTTGTTTTTTCTGTCATTGAATCCAAAAGAATGAACCCGTATTTTCATGCCCTGTATAATATGTATTTTATGTTTTATCATCCAAGTAATTTTATACGTTAAGCGTCAACCCTCAACTTCCAATCCTTTAGCAATCTTCTCATCCCAATCCTTTACTCCCTCGATGCGCGTTACACTCACCTGCAATCCTGCTTTCAGGAGCAATCTTCCCCAATCATTAAGCGCTTTGCTTCCGGCAGTATCATTATCGGGCATGAGATTCACTTCCCTGGCATATCTGCGGATCAATGCAATATGATCCTCATGTAAAGCCGTTCCCAGCACACCGGCAGTATTCAGCAAGCCCGATGTTTGCAGCGCAATCACATCCGTTTGCCCTTCCACCAGGTTAAGCACTCCGCCCGACCGGACCGCCTCCCTGGCTATATCCAATCCGTATAGCACTTTACGCTTCTGGAAGATAGCGGTCTCAGGGCTGTTCACATACTTGGGAGCCTTTTGCCCTTTCTTTGCATACCACGACACATCCGTTTGCGGATGAATACGCGCTGAGAAAGCGATGGTACGGCCGTAATGATCGCTGATGGGAAATACCACGCGGTCGCGAAACAAATCAATGAAATTGCCGTTTTCTGCCTGCACAAACAAGCCGCTTTCCTTCAGTATATCCTCCTGAAACTGCATGTCTGTAAGATAGGTCCACAAGGCAGCCCATTGATTCGGAGCATAGCCTATTCCGTAATGCTCCAGTGTGCCGTTTTTACCGAAACGATAATGATAATAGCCAAGTACATCACCGCTTAATGTTTCGCGCTGACGAATATAAAAATCCTCTGCAGCACGATATACTACCCGCAGGCTTTCCCGCAATCCTTCCTCCTGACGTGCTTTTTCTTCAGCTTCCTTGCTCACCTTTTCGTACTCCACCTTTACATTGAACTTTTTACCGAGCCATTCCAGAGCTTCCGGGTATTCCATGCGTTCGTGATCCATCAGGAAGTTCACCGCATTACCACCCTTTCCGCATCCGAAGCACTTATATATATTACGCTTTTCGTTGACCATAAAGCTGGGCGTATTTTCCTGATGGAAGGGGCAAAGACCTGTATAATTAGCACCACTACGCTTCAACGTCACAAAATCCCCCACCACATCCACCACCCGCGCAGCATCCAGTATATCAGATACGTTTTTAATCATAATTTAATTTTTTAGACTCTTTACGTCAGTCGAAGGCGTCCCTGAGCTTGTCGAAGGGTAAAGCCTGTTTAATTTCTCTTTGGCAGCCTTAATAATCCTTTTATAGCTGTCGATAGCATCTTCATGATGTTTTTGTTTATCCTGCTTCGATACTCCTAACTTTAACGGATTTTCACTGTAATATTTAAGCCTGCCCTCATTCATGGCTATAAATTTAACAAGCTTCTGCTCATCTGCAGGATCACCGCAAAGCTTAATGATAATGTATTGTATTTCTTCGTCTGTAAAGTACATATCACCAATTATTTAAACAGATCCCAAATTTGTTGTTTATTCCCTGCCGGTAAATCAGGGTAATATTTCCTTATGTTTTCTTTGAAGAAAACTCTATCGTGTTTAAGCGGGCTGAATCTGTTAAACATTCTCTGAACATCATCTGGTTGAGGATATGTAGGATTTTTACTTGTATCAGCACCTACAATAACCAGATCAGCATAATTTAAAATTTTGATTTCAGTACTATATAACATCGGCTCATAACTCAAAAATATCCTATGATTACGAACATACTTCATATCAAAAAACGACTTAACTGGAAAACTTACAGGCGATTCAGGTAGATCAAACAGATTACTATTACCCGTAATAGTATGCCCCAACATCACATTTTCAGGGTATTCAAAATCTGCATACCTTACGGGATTCTTCGTCAGAAACATAAAAATATGCTCAGGATGATCATTTATTTGCATCAGTAAATATTCGAGTACTTCTGAACTCACCCATTTACCAAATAAATCACACATACTACCCACAAAGATAATGGAAGGTGTTTTCGGCATTCTTTCAAGCAATCTGTTATTCCACACATGCGGATCATCAAAAGGAAAAGCATATTGCTCAGGCATTTTTTTGCCCTCCAGGTATGCTTTATGTCGCATATTGTGAAGTTTCATGGCATAGCAGTCAAATCCTGCTGTTTTTTTCGTGCAATTATGTTTACATCCCGTTACCGGGTTCCATGTATAATCACACCATTCAATCGTTGTTTTTTGCATAATGTTAATTTTATTATAACTTCTAATCAACCATAGTTCAAGCGTCCGCTTGGACTCTATCAACCCTTTCAAACTCCACTACCCACACCCATGGATTTAAATTCCACGATTCCGGACCATGAATTTTATCCCATATCTTCAGGAAGCCCGGGCGAAAATCACCCATCACTGAATCTTCTTCTTTAACTCCCTCTTTCCGGGCTTCTTCATTGCTGATATCCTGCAGCCTTTCCACTCTTACATTCACCACTTTCAGCCATATACGTGCAGCAGCCTTCGGCATGTGTATGGATGGTTTCCATCTGTTTTGCATAAACAATGGGTATTCATCTGGCATGACGCATACTTTATATTCTCCTGCTTTATAAACTATTACCATTGTACTATATTCTGCATTAAATCCGCTACTTTTCCACGTCTCTCTCACCCACAGCAGATCACCTGGCTGTCCGTAAGGGCAATCAGGAAAAATAAATCCACCAGTACCAATTCTTATGGTATTTAAACCTTTCTTACGTAATATTTGTAATTCTTTAATGGCATCTTCCATAGGTTTAGGCAAATCATTGTTAATGCATTCTGGTTGTGGCTTTATGATCCTCCTGGTCATGGTCTTTCTGCCTTCCAGTATGGCCTGCACCATAGGGGTGCTGAAAATTATAGGATGTTCTTTCATGGTTCTACAATTTTATATTCGTACAAAAGATATCCAGATCTACTTTACTATGATAATAAACACTTTTACCCAGATGTACTGCTAATTCAATTTCACGCGAAGTACTCTCTCCTATATGTGTTAAACCTATGTCCGTTATTGTTTTTTCTTTATCGACAACATAAATGAAATCTGCAATATGTATTTTTTCAAAATGTAAAGCATCTAATCTTTCTTTACATTGTTCTGAAACATCATCACCGGCATGTACAAAAATTTCAGGCGACAAAACGATATAACCCTGTTCAGTTAAACTTTTTCTAACCTTTATTATTTCTTCTGTAAATCGGCTGCTGCCACAGATACAAACAATTTTATATTCCGGATTTTTGATAAAAAATGTTTTCTCTTGTTGAAAATAACTGAAAAAGCATTTCGGACAGCAAAAATGCAAATCCAATGCTGCTGATTTTTGTTCAACAATTTTACGATCAGTGAATCCGTTAATAATTTTTCCAAATCCATCACTGGTAATACTCAGCCATCCTTTTATTGTTGTTTCTGTGGTATAACCGCATTTGTCGCATTGATAAACTTTCATATATTTAATTTTAAGTGGTTACTAAAATCTTTACACTTTCTTCGATAAGTACCTTGCTCAGTACCGGAGGAACAGCATTACCGATCTGCCAGATCACCTGCTTGGTATTGCCTTTAAACTGGTATCCTTCCCTGAATCCGGTAATATCGGCAAGTTCCGTTGCGGTCAGAAAGCGCATTTTAATGTCGAAATCGAATACTGTCACCAAAGCCTGTTTGTTGGTGCCCGTAGTAATCGCATTCAAAGGCTTTTCAATCGCCTGATTCTGACTTTCCGGTTTTCCGTTGCTGTTAAAATAGGCGCTGATAAATTGAAATTTCTCGCGGGTAAGCACTGCATTTAATGGCTCATCAATGCTTTTATTGTTGGCTTCCGGGTTGCCGTTACTGTTAAAGGTGGGGCTGATAAATTTAGCGCTGATCAATTGTTTCGTCTGGCGGGTTAGCTGTGTCGGCAAAGGTTGTTCAAGGCCATGCTGGTAATCACATTGACAGTGATCAGTGATAAACTGCAGCTTCTCAGCCTTGATCAGTGCGATGCCATCTTTACCATCACCACGACTGGCAATCACAGGGGCCGGTCCATTGATGCTATGGCAGTTGGTACCATTGCCATAATAACACATCAGGTAATACATTTCCGGTGCAAACTTCTTCAATCCTCCTGCTATTCTCCGCAATGTGTTATTTGATAGCGGCTTTCTGTGCGGTTTTCTGATCTTTTCGTTATACTCTCTGCCAAAAATGGAATTACCTTCATTACTCAGATCAATCTTTTCTTTGCATGCTTTCCACTTATGCCCGTTGATGCCATCTTTAAAATGAGTGGGTGCCGGCCAGTGATATTCAAATTTTGAAAACACAGCAAAAAACCTTCTTCTCGAAGTATGGGCACCATAATCTGCACTGTTCAGTATCTTCCAGTCAAAATAAGGGTATCCCATATTTTTCATATACTCCACCCACTTCACATATTCAGATCCTGCCAGCTTCGATACCGGTTTGCCATTTTCATCAAGCGGGCCCCAGCTCATAAACTCTTTTACATTTTCGATTACAATAATATCAGGCTGACAATGCATGGTATATCTGGGTAATTCCCAGGCAAGTGATCTGCTGTCAGCATCACGCGGCTTGCCACCTTTGGCATTGCTGAAATTGGTGCATTCAAGTGATGCCCATAGCCCGTCAACTTTAGGAAGCACATTCACATCCTGTACACGTATATCTTCTTTATAATGTACCGTTTCGGGATGGTTGGCACTGTGCGTGGCTATGGCAATATCACTGTGATTAAGAGCAAACAATACTTTTACTCCGGGTACTTGCAAAGCTCCCTCAGTGGTACCACCGCCACCGGCAAATAAATCACCCCATGTCATTACGCTTCCCATCAGTTCAAATCTCTATTGGTTTTAAATTTCCTCCTGTTCAAATGATAGGAATGCGGCCTTTCCAACCTGAACTCCATATCTTCCGGCCTGATATCCTTCAGCGATACCGGATCGGCAGGCTTGCTGGGATAACGAAGGAAAATCTCCACCATACGAACACTGGTGACAGCCATATTTCGCTGGAAATTCTCCAGGCTTACTTCAATATGATCATCCGGCAAATTCATATCTCAATTATTTTAATGCCAAGTTTACGGGCAATCTCAACTTCCATAGTGGCTCCGGGTGAATTCCGCCACTGGCTGGCATATACCACATCACAGGTGAGCATTGCCCTGATGCAGATCTTCATATTATCTTCCCAGCTTAACTTCTGGTTGCCTATAATCAGCGGATTGATGGTATCATATCCTTCTTTGAGTGCACGAACTTCCATCCGGTGCAGCACAGCCTTTACTTTGCTGATGGGTAAATCACTTACCTTGGTAGCCAGGTAAGCCTTCGGGCGGTTTCTAATAGCTGGGGGAAACATCTTCATCTTTATTAAATGGGTTTTTTGAAGAATCTCTGTATCCGTCTTTCATTCTCCGGATATCTTCACTGCGTTGATCGGCCTTGAATAAATAGTAGCAAATGCCCAAAAAGCCGAATATTATACAAAAAATAGCCAATATTTCCATATTATACCTCTTTTAATTGTTTATACTCATTGATGTATGATTTAATGAGCAATAATTTCAGCCACCAGTTTTTACTGTGGGGCTGTAGTCTGCTCATAAGGATGCGCTGAGTCTTTATGTCCCTCAGAAGCCTGTTTTTTTCAATACAATGATGATAATTCATGACTTTTCATTTATCAGTTCCTGTAATTCCGCATCACTCATGCACAGCTGTGCAAGCTGTTCTCTTACGTTTTTCATCCTTGATCTGATTGTCTGCTTCTGCACCTTATTAAGATCCTTCCTGTTTTCAATCTTTTCAAGCCTCGTGATGATCTTAATGCACAGATCAATTTGATCTTCTCTGCTCAGATTTTTTCCCATACTTTTTAATTAAAAAGTTTAAATAGCGAAGGCGAATTCGTAAACATATTTCTTGGTATATCCTGATCATAAGGGGCAGTTATACAGAGGGGGTATGATTTCCGTTCTCCTGCCCCTTCAGACCAAGCAATAACTCTTCAGCAGATATTCCAAGCTCTTCGCTAATGATTTTTACATTCATTTCGGTGCGAAGATTTACTGAGTTTGTTTTGATCCAGCGTTCAATAGTTTGCACGCTTCTGTAATTTTTTAACGCCATTTTGTTCTTCAAGTGGACGTTCTTTTTAATCTTTTCTAAAGTTTGTATCATTTTTGATTATTATTTTAATGGTTAAAATGATGGTCAAAAGTATAATAAAATTCACGATGGTGCAAAAAAATACACAGAAAAATATCAACAAAATATCCACATCCGATAAAAAGAAAGATATTTTAAAGAGAATCAACGATATAGTGAGTGAAAGAAAATACACTATTGAAAAGTATGCAGAGTTAATGAAAGAAACAAAACATACATTCTATAAGCGTATTCGGGGCGAATGTCCATTAAGTATTGACTGGGTGGAAAAATTTGCACTTATTCACAATCTGGATGTAAACTATTTCCTCTGCAACGATCTTATAAAGGATTACCAAACAAGCGAGCCAAATATTACACTTGCGGGTGAAAATTTGCACGATTACGACACAATTGACAAGCTGACACAGCTTCTCAATGTAACTCTTAAACAATTAAAATACAATACTTTAAATCCTACACCAAAATTACCGGATAACCAATAATTCTGCGCCATAAACTGCGCCATTTTGCGATAAATCAAGGAAAAATGATTATAAAAGTAAAATTTAAAAATTTATAAACAATTACGGTTCATACACTTATAAAAGCACTATAAAAACGTACTTAGTCCGGTCATCGGCACCATCGTTCTTATTTTATTGATTTTTATGTATCTAACATTTTTCTGCGCCACAACTGCGCCATAAAAATCAAAAAGTGCTATACAGAGGGGGGATGAATCTTATAGTGCAAAAAAATGAACGATTTTAAACTGGCAAGATGCTATAAGGGTGAGGGGAGGTGGTATATATACTACTTTTTCATCAACCATGAAACTGGTAAATATGTTCGGTTCAGAGAATTTATTTCTGACAAGATTAAAAATCCAAAACTTAAAAATGCAGAAGCAAAAGCAAGGATTGATAAAATCAATGATTTATTGTTAAGCGGATGGTCTCCGTTTGAGACAACTGATCCGGCACATTACAATATTATCAAGGCTATTGATAAGATTATTGATATTAAGAAGCAACTTACTGAACGAAAGAGATCCATCAATACCTATAATAATATAAGGAACATTTTTGTTGATTTTGTCAAAAAAACCAAGCTCGAGCACATCAGCATTTCGTATTTCTCAAAGAAACATGCCTATATGTTTATGGATTATTGTTTAAAAGAAAGGAAATATGGCAAATGTACCTATAACAATATGCTCAGTTTTGTAAAATCCTTTTTCAATGAAATGATCAGGAGGCAATTCATCAACACCAATCCTTTTAATGGAATAGACCACATTAAATGCGAATCATCTATGTTAACATCATTCACACCAGAAGAATTAACCACAATCAACAGCCATTTACCCGCTTACAATTATCCACTTTATGCGGTGACCTACATCATTTTTCACGCATATATACGGCTTGCCGAAATAACCCGGTTGAAAATAGGTGATATTGACATGAAAAAAAGATTGATCTTTATCAGGCCTGAGGTATCGAAAAACAAAAAAGCATCCATTATTGGTATGCAGGATCAGCTTTATGAAGTATTGGATAAGATGAATCTGGGCATATATCCGGCAGAATATTATATATTCTCTAAAAAGCTGCTGCCCGGTATGTTTCTGATCCACCCGAACAGGCTCCATGATGCCTGGCGTTTGTTTGCAAAAGAACATCATATCAATAAAACCTTATACAAGCTTAAACACACAGGAGCAGGAATGAGTGTGGAGGCAGGGGCAAATATCAGGGACCTGCAATTACAGCTCAGGCATTCATCCCTGGAGATGACACAAATTTACCTCGATAAGTTTAAGCAGGTGGTGGGATCCGAAAGCCTTAAAAAGTTTGCCAATTTTGGCGACAAAAATGACGAAAACGCTACACCTATCATACACATGGCCGGACAAAAATAAAAAACCCCGGCAAGTATATACCTGTCGGGGTTCTGCCTCATGGCAAACGGATCTTTATTCAGCCTTGTATTCCACCTTGGCTTCGCTGAGTGTAGTAATAAACTGCTGAGCTTCTCTGAATTTAGGACTTCCTGAATCAAGGCTAAGCGACAAGTTTAGCAAATTTTTTGTAAACATGCCCTTTTCGATTTCGTTTTCAAATTTAATAACCATTATTCACCTCCTTTTTGTTCATATTTTGCCAGTTCATCTTCGAGTGGTGCCAGGTTGTTAAGCAAGGCAATAATATTGTTTTTTGTCGAAACAATATTTTTCTTCTGATGCGGAGTAAGCTCTGCAAACTCATCAGTAGTAATAGCCATATCGAAGATAGTTGTAACATCATTTTTTGCGCTTTCCGTATTTTCTTCCTCAAAATATTCTGCAAGCACTTCCGTAAGTTTATTTTCTAATGTTGCCATTACATACCCCCTTCGATCTGTGCCGGTTCGGCTGTTTCAACCATTTCTTTCCATTCGCCATACTCCATGCCCATCACCTTCTCGATGTGATACTTCTTCTTTTTGATCTCGTTTCCCTGGCGGCCGTACTCTTTCCGCAATTCATCCAGCTCCTTCATCTCTTTTTTGACATACTGGATGTACTGGTCTTTGATGATACTTCCAGAATAAAGAATGTCAAAAATCAATAATTGAAATTGTTCAAATTTTTCTGCTACAGATGGATGGCAAATGGAGCTATTTGTTAATTGTACCCACCTGATAAAGCCCCTTTTGGTGACGGCCAGATGTCTCTGATGGTCTCCAAAAGTTGGCACATGGCTGAATTTTCGGCTTTCCCTTTTTAAAATTAAGTCTTCTGAAAACTTTGTTGCTTGATGTTTGTATTTTATACCAAAATACTCACACACGGGTTTTACAAAGATGTGATCTTCGTCAGCAAATTTCACCGCACTGGTGTAAAATGCAATTTCTCCTTCTTTTTTCATACTTTTTAGCATTTAAGAATTTAAATAAAAAACCCGGGAGAGCTAAAAAGTTACATTTCTGTAGTTCTGAGGTTAGAAAACCTCCTCCCGGGCTATTTTGAATTAAAAATTGATTAAGATTATACATAATGTATCTTTTTAGCTGATACAAATATCAGCAAATTTTATTCCATACAAAAAAAATTATTTATTTAGGCAATTAAGATTTTTTGATACAAATGATCTATCCATCACTTCAACATCATTATAACCCTCGCTATGATATAATCTTATTTTATAAATATTATTATTTGATAATTTGTCAATATTTTCTTGATTTAGATGTATAGCATAAAAAGCAAAATCTGTTTTACATTCCGTATCCATCGTATTAAAAAAAGTAATTACTTCACCTGTTTCTAATTTTATCATTATTTTACAATCTTCTCCGGTACAAATAACTTTATTCGTATTAAAAGGAGTAGAAATAATGAAATAAAGAGAAACTTTGTCATCATACATTGATATTAACGAATACAAATAATATCCACTTCCATTACCAATACGTTTTTTTTCAGAATAAGTTTTAGTAATAAAAGTGAATTCATCAGTTTCAACAGTAAAATTACAAGTGTCTGTTTGTAAAATTACATCGTTTTTGCCAGTATAATCTTCATAATCTATTATTCTATCAATTGCTGCTTTTGCAACTTGTTTTGTTGTTTTATTAGTATCTTCTAAATCATAAATATAGTAGAAATAATCGTCCTGTCTATCAATTTTACAATAAATTACATTTCCATTTCGCAATTTTAAAACTTTTTTTTGCGCAAAAGTCAAAAGCGGTAAAAAAATTAAAATAAGAAATATTACTTTTTTCATAGGATTCGATTTTAATGTTATAATTTATTATTCAAATATAATACCTAACGTGTAAAAAATTACACTGTTTTATAAAATATTTGCTACAAAATTACAAACTTTAAAACTTTGCAGTATCTTTTGTTTCAGAATTTTCATTTAAACCATCCTGAATATCTATCATTCCACGCTGATCTATAACCGCTTTCACATATTTAAAGCGTCTGCATTCTTGATAAATAAGCCTCAACAATTCAATTTCAGTACTGTTTCCCAATTCTTCGGCTTTATCTCTGATAATACCTGGAACTTTTTTTACCATATCCCATACCGGGCCGCCTTCAGCATATCCGTGAAGTTTGCGCTGCCTGATGCTTTCCAGAACAGGCTCTACACTCCGCACATAGGGATGATCCCGCACAAAGCTGGGGATTACGTATTCCTGTTTATGGTAGGGTTGCCCGTTGGGGAATACGCCTGCCTCCTGTGTGGGATCTCCGTCACCGGTATATCCTCCGGTAAATAATCCCTGTACCGCTTTTCTTTGCTGGTTTAAAATAACAAGCTGTGCCGCACCATTAGCAGCAACAAGTCCGGTTAATACACCCCTTAATATTTGAGTTAAATCAGCATTTACGGCAGGATTAGCATTGATCTGTGCAATTGCAAGAGCTGTATTTGCTGCTATTTGTGCAGCCTGTATAGCAAATTCTATATCTGCATATCTTTTATTGATTTCTTTAATTTGCTCTTCATTTTCTCCTGCTTTGTTAAGTTCAAACTGCTTTGCCTGGGCAAACAATTCATTTCCTTGCTCTAATACCTGTTGAGTTAATTGTAGCTGCGAAATAATACGCTGTCTTTCAATAGCAGCATATTTATCAAGAATCCCTTGTTTTATCCGCTGGTATTCTTCTGTCATCCGCATTTCTTCAGTATAAAGCTCGTCCAGTTGCATCAATTCGTAATTCATCTGCTGGTCAACACTTATATTCTGATATTCCTCTGCAAGTGCTTGTCTTTTTTGAATTCTGTTTAAAATTTCATCGTTTTGTTGATCCTGTTTTTTTAATGATTCTTCTAAAAATTGGTCAATAATTTTTTCTTCCTCGTCTTTTGCAACTTGAAATGCTTTTACCTGATCTTGAATATCCTTTAAAATTAATTCCTGTTGTTTTTTTTCACGAGCTTCTAATTCCTCGTAATTATCAAGCATCATGTCAATTGTCTTTGTACTTGGATCAACTGGTGGTTTTGGAGGTCCTTCTTTTTTTACCCATTTGCCGCCTTTATAGATCATCAATATACCATCAATGATCATTTCATCTCCTTCTTTATATACAGGAGCTGGTGGCTTTTCAGGTGTAGTACTCAATGTAACATTGAGTTCCTTCATTAATTCATTTCGTTCTTTGGTAAGATCATTGATTTCTTCGTTAGATTTTTTAACATCATCCATAGCAGTTTGATATACCCCGATATTATATTCAAAACTGGTACGAACCGAACGTTGCAGAAACTTTTTATCAAATTCATTAAACTGTTTTCCTAACTCAGCAATTGCATTTGCTTTCTCTATCAATGATAAATTTTGATCGGATTGTATCTTTTGCGCCCTTTTACCATAACTTTCATCTTTACTCATTAAATCATCTGTGGCATCTGCAATAGCATCAATCAATCGTTTTTTCTGAATTGCTGCTTCATTACCTTTTCTTACTCGCTGTTCTACTGCCTTTTCAATTTCTTCCTGTTGTTTCTGCACAATGATCCTGTTGATCATTTCATCATTGTATGCCTGTATATTGGCGGCAAGTTTTTCATAATTAAGATTTTCAGCTTCTAAGCCTTCTACAATATCAGGATTGATAGCTTTTAATTGATCTAACAGTTTTTTGCGATCCTCAAGGCTCAGATTAACATCAGCTATTTCAATACCTAATTCGTTTACTTTGGTTCTTTGGTCCTCCAAAGTTTTACTTAATGGAATAGTTGTCCAGTCCGCGATGCGAGATACTGCCCGATCAATAATATTCAAAAACTTGCTGTTAATAAAGGCACCATATATGGCTCTCCCCACTTTAGCAAGATTGGCTGCCAGGTTCTCATTTTTGGTATTGAATTCATCCGTAAGCGATGTACCTTTTTCAAATTCCTCATTACTCAGCTTTTGCTGTTCACGCACCACATCAATATTGTTGGCAAGTACGCCCAGTACTCCCACTGCCCGGGCACCATCAATGCCCAATCCGTCAAGGCGATTGGCAAGCTCGCTCATCCCTTCGTTATTGCCTTTCAGTCCTTCAACAAATTTCAGAATCGCTTCGTTGGCATCAGTACTAAGCAAATTGGCAAAATCTTCCGTTTTCATTCCGGCTATTTCCGCAAAGCTGGCTGTATCTTTAAACATCTCAGGGATCAGCTTCATAAATGCGGTACTCGATACCTCTGCCGTTTGGCCCAACTGATCCAGTGCAGCACCCAGTCCAAGCGTATCTTCAATGCTGATCTTTGCCAGGGGAGCAATACCACCCATACGCTTGCCAAATTCCACTAAAAATTCTTCATTGGCAGTACTCGATGCACCCAGCGCGTTTATGGCCGATCCGGTTTTAAGCATGCTTTCTTCAAGGTTCATTCCCCTGTCTGTAGTCAGCCTGAAAACATCTGTCAGCTTACCGATCTGCCGCACACTTTCTTCCACATCTCCTCCGAGGTCCTCAGATAATGCCACTTTTATCTGATCCGCTGCGCGTACAAACTGCTGTATATCTCCGGTGCCCTCAATACCTAATTTTCCGGCTATTCGTGCCAATTCAAGCAATTCTTTACGGCTGCTGCGGGTATCAATGCTTTGGAACGATTTCATCATATCAACCACTTCATCCTTGGTCATTCCTGTGGTTTTCTGCACATCCGCAATGCTGTCGCTAAGTTCAGCATTTTTTTGTATCATGTTTTTAAAACCAAGTACCAGGCCTGCTGTGGCTCCTATCACACCCACTGCCAGTGCCTGAAACTTATTGGCACCATCAGCAAGCCTGCCCCACAAGCCTTGCTGCACACGCATATCTTTATTGATCTGGTTGATGCCGCTTTGTACTTCTTTAAGTCGCTTGGCTTTGTTTACATATTCCTCTGTCCCCCTGGGAAGCAATGCAATTTCGTTTCTTAATTTAGCGGCTTCTGCCTTTAGTTGCTTTAATGTCAATCCCCCTGTTTTGTCATCAAGGTAAACACTCAACCTGATATTTCTGTCTGTTCTTCCTGCCATCTCTAATTACTATTTTGTTTCACTCTTTTCCCCTCTTTACGAAGTAGAGAGGGGGCATGGGGTGAGTTATAAATAAAACTTTTCAAATAATGCACGTTCATAATCACTTTTAAATTCAATATCGTTAGCGCTCATGCCATAATCACCCATAAATTCGCCTGTAATGCTTACACCCGGATCTACAAAACTGTTTTTGATCAGCCTTACATTGATTTCCTCATATTCGCTGCCTACAAGATTTGAAAGATCATCCAGATCCGAATCTGTAAGATTGGCAGAAAACCAAGGCTTTGGGATGCGTTTTCTCATATTCGACACACTCCCTATCGGATAGCCTTTACCAACTCCTTTCTCTACAAAAATGGCATACCTCGGAAACTGGAATTTAATTACACTGGCTTTGCCGTAATCGAATTTCAGAAAGGATTTGATCTGGTCCTGCAGATCCCCGCTGAACATAATATCTTTAGCATACACATAAGCCTTCATAGCCTCAGCCCGTGCCTTTCCCCAATTACCAACCAACCTGTTCAGTTCCCCATATTGTGTTATCTCGCTCACTTCTTACTTCTTAATTCAATTGTTCGCATGTTCAATATTCACTTCTTCATTCTTACTTCGATTGTTCGCATGTTCAATATTCACTTCTTCATTCTTACTTCGATTGTTCGCATGTTCGATATTCCTTTCTTCACTTCTCACTTTTTACTTCGATTGTTCGCATGTTCAATATTCATTACTCCTCTTCCGGCTCCGGCTCCACATCATACACCTCGTAATAATCTTCACTATACCCGAACATATTCACATTATACAGCTCTGCTTCAATACGTTCAATGCCTTTTTGGGTAAATGTTATTTGCATTTCTTTAACCAGATAAATCAAATATTCAATACTGATCTTTTGGTTAAAATTAAAATTAAGTACATCACTTGCAGTGAAAATCATATTTCGTTTTTCAGGCCTGATATTTTTAACAAAATTTAAATAATCAAGCCACCATGTAGCAATTAAGCCATATTCACTATCCCATTGCAGCGAATAATTCCAGTTTTGGTCAAAATTAAAATCATAGGGTTCGTAACTGGCAAGCGGATAATTAAGACCGTCTTCATCGGTATCAAGTCCTCTCCAAAACAGCAAACGACCTGCAAAAATGGTATTATTGACCATGCGGGCATTACTTGTTCCCGGATGGCTTACCCATGGAAGCATTTGTTTTGATTCGGCTGATGTGTGCATATCATAAGGTTTCTGTCTTATAAATACAGGGCTTAAAGCTGTTTTTACTGAATTATATCCATTGCCTGTTGTTTTATCTGCCAGATGAAAAGCAAGTGAATCCCATGTGGTAGTATCTTCATTCCACTCACACCATAAATTCATATTTTTAACCAGTCTGATATCTCCGCGGGCATTTCCACTTGATGGAAGATCCACATAGCTTTCTTTGGCTCCCTTGATATTGTATTGAGTCAGATCTTTAATATACTCAGAAGTATAAGCATCGGATAGATCAAATTCAAAAGTGAAAGTATATCCATTCTGAGATTTTAAAAATTCAATTTCGATAAAAGGTTCTGATTTATTAGTTAAATCAAGTATGTTAGACCTTCTCAAAATATCTCTCATTGAATCAATTCTGCATACTCTTGTAAGCGGGTTAAAATTAACCGACAAACAAAACATGCTTTTAAGCGCATTCAGCAATTCACCGCAAGTCATATCCGGCATGTGGTTGCCCGGGTAAATAATATCACCCATATACTCCTTACCATCGGTATATACCAGCCAGTCGCACGAATAACTGTTATACAGGATCAGGCTTGCAATCTCCTCCTCATCAAAAAAACTGCCCGCCAGTGTATAACCACTGTCTTCCAGCATCTTCTCCACCACCCACTTCACAAAGAAAAACGGCACCCATGTATTATTATTCTGATCGATATAAGTATCAGTGGAACCATCATACTTATTATAATATACCAGCACATCATCACCGGCAAAATTATTGTTCATCACCATCGGAAAGCGGTACTGCCGGTCGGTATGCCATTGGCAGTAATAGGGATTAAGCAGATTCAGCATGTGAGCGCGTATATGCGCACCATCTGCAGCCAGGTGCGAAGTATCATTATTGATCTTGTCCGTTTCGGTTACATCTCCGAAGTTGTAAGCCATCGTAATAACGTCTGCATTTATCCCGTAATCGAAGGCTTTTTTCACCAGCAGCTGGCAGCGTTCTTTGCCTGTGGCAGCAACATATTCAAGCCGTTTGGCATAAGCGGTAAATCCGTGTACAGCTGTATCGAGATTCACAGCGTCAGCCATTTCATTAAGGCAGGTCAGAAGGTTGCCATTAAAGTTACCCGGATAAAGATGTGCAGGAGCATTGATGCCCAGGTTCAGAACATCAGTTCCGCCTACCACAGCATCCATGGTAAAAAGCGTATATTTATAAGCTTCCGGTATATAATCATCCAGCCCGAATTCAATGTCTTTCAGCTTTTTATTGGCTGTTTTAACGGAAAATTCTCCGGCAGCACTGTACAATTCAACACTGATGCTGTTACGGGTAGCGGTTTTTACACGCAACACCGCTTCACGCCAGAAAATATGGCTCAGGTAAAGTTGACAATCATTGTCAACACTTACATTTTGCACAGCCCTTTGAGTAGGATAATTCAATATGCGCATATTGGAAGCACTGGCCGGTATGCTGAACTGATAACTGAAATCCCCCTCAATTACACCCGTGGCAAACATCGGGTTACTCTTCACAAAATTGATCGTAAAGTTCTCCGGCAAATCAAGCCAGTTACCTTCTATTTTTATTCCAATCATTAACTTCTTTTTTCACTTCTTAATTCTAAACTCTGAACTCTGAAATATCAACTCTTCTTTCTTAATTCATAATTCGATTGTTCGCATGTTCAATATTCATCAGCTCCCACTCCCAGTCCCAATCAACTCACTGTACCCCACATTTTCAAAAGCATCAGCATACTCAAATTCCACAAAGTATTTGTCTTCATCATCCTTGTATAACTTAAAGCTATCTTTCTTCAGGATCACCGGAACCCATTCCCCGTCACGGTCCTCTTTAATCACCGTGCTGATTAGCAGCTCTATCATTTCCGTTACGGCCGCTTTCTTATTTTTATAGCCGGAACTCAGGATATATTCGAAGGTGAAGGTATTGCTGTAGTTTTCCACTTCACCATGATCCACCGCATTATCCATATCCCAGTAATCCTCCATGATGCGTTCCGTCATCATTCGCTGAACCACAATGTTGTCTTCACG